CAGCCTCGACAACCTCTCGATCTACAACCAGGCCGAGACTCGCCGCCGCATGCTGCGCGACGAGCCCGATTACGATCGCGTCGCCAACTACGAATCGGTCAACGAATGCTACGTGGTCGAGGACTACGGCCGCTGCGCGTTCGCCGAGAACATCGTCATGGGCAAGGCGCCCGCGCGGGTCGCGGCCTAAGCCATGAGCCTCGCTCGTCGCCGCCGTGCCAGGATGCTCGGGCTGCAGGCCGCCAAGGCGGCGCCTGCCCCGAGCGGACGTCCGTCGCCGGCGGCGACCGAGTACGAGCTGATGCTCGCCCGCCTCGGCGTCGACCTTCGCCGCCTCAAGGAAATCCAGTCGGTCGAGAAGAAGATCGAGCTCAAGCGCGAGCTGCTCCCGGCCTATCTGCCCTGGATCGAGGGCGTTCTCGCCGCCGGCGACGATGCTGCCGGCAACCAGGACGACGTCTTCGTCCAGTGCATGGTCTGGACGATCGATATCGGCGCCTGGGATCAGGCGATCCTGATGGCGCACTACGTCATCGCGCACGATCTGACGATGCCCGAGCGCTTCGATCGCACCGCCGCCTGCTTCGTCGCCGAGGAGACCGCCGACGCGGCGCTCAAGGCGTTCGGCCAGGACGAAGGCTTCGATCTTTCGGTGCTGCTCGCCGTCGACCAGCTGGTCGACCGCGCCGACATCTTCGACGAGGTCCGCGCCAAGCTCGAGAAGGCGATCGGCATGGCAGTAGCGCGCGACGCCGGCGCGATGGAGGACGGCGCCGACGGCCCCGCCGGCATGAAGAAAGCCGCGACCGCCTCGGCGCTCGCCCGCCTCAAGCGCGCCCTCGAGCTCGACGACGGCTGCGGCGTCAAGACGATGATCGCCAAGCTCGAGCGCCAGGTCGCCAAGGGCGACGGATCAACAACGGAGACCTGATATGCACTTCCTCTCGATCCTGCTTCTCGGCGCCGCCCTTGCTGCAACTGCCGCACTCCTCGTCGCCCCGATCTTCGCGATGATCTTGATCCGCGATCTGCGATTCAACCGCCGTCATCACGATCATCTCATCCCGTCTGCGCCTCGCTCCTACCGCAAGGCTCACTGATACCGCCGACGCGATCGTCGGCATTGAGCTCGCCCCCCGGCGCTCGGGGGGCGGAACGACCGGGGTTCGGACAGGCCGCATGCGGTCATCACCGGCGCCGATCGCTCCCCACCCCCCGTAAACCGGCGGGCGAGCATGTTGAGGATCCTCGTTCGTGTCGTTTGTCGCCGCCCCGCCAGCCAACCCGCCCGCCGCCATCGCCGACGCGATCGCCGGCGACGGGTGGTGGCCCGATCTCTCGATCGCCAAGTTCCGCGACGCGATGCGGATCCCGACCGAGGTGACCGACGGCCGCTGTCGCGACGCCTTGGTCAACGGCTTTGTCTCGGCCGACGCGGAGCTCGCTCGCTGGCGCGCCTGTCGCGTCGACGAGGGCGCCGCCTCGCTCGACCTGGTCGACGGCATCTCGATCGGCGGCGAGACGCGCCCGGTCATCCTGTGGCGCCGGATCGTCTACGCCTATGCCGCGGCCGATCTCGCCGAAACCCACAACGACATCTCCGCGACCAACGATAGCGGCGCGCGCAGCGACATCGATCGCCGCGCCGCCGGCGCCGCCGAGCATCGCCGCAACGCCACCGTTGCGGTCCGCGACCTGCTCGGCCGCACCCGCTCGCGGGTGGCGCTGCTGTGACCCGCGCCGCCAACTCCAATCTTCCGGCGCCGGCGCCCAATCCGCGCTTCGCTGCCTGGTGCGAGGCCGACGAGGACGGCGCGATGATGGCGCACGCGCGGATCCACGCCGGCGATTTCACCCTGGCCAAGGCCGCCGAGATCTTCGCCATCGACGAATTCGGCCCCGTCATCGGCCGCCTGGTCGACCAGCTGCTCTGCGAAGCGCGCATGAAGGGCGCCCTAGGCCGCGACCGCGCCGCCGCTCCGGTGCGGTGGCCGCGATGATCGGTGTCTTCTCGCTGCGGTTCCTGCCCGCTCCCCCACCCGGCCACCCAGCGCCAGCATCCTGTGGGTGGCGGGGTGGGGGAGCGGGCCGGTGCGGCCGGCAAGGAACGCCGCGATGATCGTCAGCGCCCTCCAGAGCGAAACGCTCGACGCCTTGGTCTGGCGCGCCACCGGCCAGGGCTCGGGCGCGGTCGAGCTGGTGCTCGCCGCCAACCCCGGCCTCGCCGCCTCCGCTGTTGCGCTCGCCGAAGGCGTCCCCGTCACCATTCCCGATCTCCCCGCGACCGCGGCCGAGGTCGATCTCGTCCAGCTGTGGGATTGAACATGGACAAATACCTCCACCAGCTGCTCGACGGCACCCTGTCGCTGCTCGCCGGGCTCACCCCCGCCGCGCTCGGCGCCGCGGTGAGCCTCGCCTTCGAGAAGGGCCTCACCTGGACCGAGCGCTTCGTCCAGATGGCGGTCGGCGTGATCGTCTCGTTCTTCGTCGGCCGCGCCGTCAACGCGATCCACCCGCTCGATCCTTTCGTGCTGCAGGCGGTCAGCTTCGTCACCGGCATGATCGCCTACAAGTCCGCCCCCGCCTTGATCGAGGGATCGGCCGCGGCGTTCCGAGCGCTGCCAGGCGCGCTCAAGGATTGGGTGATCGGCATGCTCCCGCACCGAAAGGATGGCCAATGAGCTGGATCTGGGATCAATCCGCCGGCGAGCTGCGCCGCGATGGCGCCGTCGTCTCGCGCGGCTATGCCGGCGCGGGTCGCGGCAAGAACAACCCCGCCCTGCAGGCCGCGGTCGGCGTCGGGCCGATCCCGCGCGGTCTCTGGCGGATCGCCGGCGTTCATGACAGCCCCGCGACCGGCCCGTTCACGATCATCCTGGAGCCGATCCCCGGCACCGATACGTGCGGACGATCGGCATTTCGCATCCACGGCGACAGCATCCGCCATCCCGGCGAGGCGAGCCACGGCTGCATCATCCTTCCGCGGTCGGTGCGCGAGCAGATCTGGCGCAGCGGCGATCACCAGCTCGAGGTGGTGGCATGATCGCCGCGGTCAAAGCCCTCGCCAAGGCTCTGTTCGGCAAGATCGCCGGTGAGCTCGAATGGATCGTGCTGCTCGCCGTCGCCGGCGTCGCCGCCTATTTCTATGCCGATGGCCGCCGGGTCCGCGCTGATCGCGCCGACATTCAGCACGCCGCCGAGCTGATCTGCGCCGGCGCCGGCGAGAATTTCGCCGCCTCGAGCGACCAGGAGAAGGACGCGAGCGGCAAGCTCGTCACCGTCCAGCATGCCCGCGGCGCCTTGTGCCAACGCGTCGTGGTCGACCTATCGAGCTTCAAGGCCAGGACCAACGAGGCGACCGCCGCCACGCTCGCCAAGGCGCTCGCCGATCATGACGCCCGCCAGGGTGCAGACACCAACGCCGCCCGCGCCGCCGCCGAGGCCGCGCGCGACGCAAGCGAAAGAATGGAGGCCGCCGATGCCCAAGCCGAAAAGACCAATCGCGTCGATGCTGGCTGGTTTGCTGCTGTCAACGGCGTTGCCGGGCTGCGCGCACCACCCCGTTGAGGTGCCCGTCGCCCACGACGTGCCCGTCGCGGTGGCCATCGACGACAAGCCACCCGCCGAGCTGACGCGCTGCGCCGAGCGCCCCGCGGGCCTGCCCGAGGATCCTGCGCTCTACGCGACGATCCCGACGGCGGTGCGCGCCGGCATCATCCGCCTCGCCAAGGCGTTCGGCGCGAACGCCGCCCAGCTCGATCGCCTGGTCAACTGGAATGCGCCGGGCAGCTGTCCCGCGGCCGCGGGCACGGAGAAACCGGGTGGATAAGCCCGCATCGCTCCGCGCCGCGCTCGCCGCCGCGATCCCCGAGCTCGCCGCCAATCCCGATCGCCTCGCCGTCTTCATCGACAAAGGCCGGCTCGTCTCGCGCCTCACCCCCGGGCTCGGCTTCGAATGGCGCTACACCATCCGGCTCGAGTTTCACGACTTCACCGGCTCCCCCGACGCGATCGCCGTGCCCTTGCTGCTTTGGCTCCGTGCGAACCAGCCCGAACGATTCCTCGAATTCCAGCGGGAGGATACGGCGCTCGGCTTCGCCGCAGACATCATCGACAGCAACACCTGGGATCTGGCCTGGGCCTTCGAACTCAGCGAGGCGGTGTCGGTGACCCCAGCCCAGGACGGCGCCGGCAATTCGGGCTGGACGGTCACCCACCTGCCCGAGCCGTCGGTCGCGGACCTCCTGCTCGACGGCGCCGATGCCAGCGTCGGCCTCGGCGCGATCGATCCGACGCTGGGCGCGTGAGCGACCTCGAGCAGCTGGCCGGCGGCACCGGCGCCGACGCGCGCTACGCCCGCCGCGTCCTCAAGCGCCGCGCCGCGCGCTCGACGCGGGGGCCGATCGACGGCTTCGCCGATTTCGACCCGCTGATCGACGCGCTCGACGATCTCGCCGCGCGAATTGCTCCCGGCGAGCGCAAGAAGCTCGCCGGCGCAATCGCCACCGATCTCCGCGCGGCCAACGCGAAGCGCGAACGCGCCAACATCGAGCCCGACGGCGAGCCGATGACCCCGCGCAAGCGCAAGAAGTCGGGCCGGCTGCGCTCGAAACGACTGCGCGATCCCTCCACCCGCGCCCGGGTCAGCGTCCGCCAGACCCGCATGTTCCAACGCGCCGCCGGTCCGCGCTACCTTCGCAAGGAGAGCAGCGCCGGCGCCGCCCAGGTCGGCTTCGTCGGGGCAATGGCGCGGATCATGCGCGTCCATCAATACGGCCTCACCGATCACGTCACCCGCTCGGATTCCTCGCCTGTCGCGCAATACCCGGCTCGCGCCGTGCTCGGCATCAGCGCCGACGATCGGGCGCGCATCCTCGACGCGGTGACGGCCCAGGTCGCGCCGTAATTAGGAACGGCGCCGGCCCGCTCCCCAACCAGCCTCCCACGATCGTACCCTGATCGGGAGGCCGGGTGGGGGAGCGGGCTGGTGCGGCACCCCATCAAAGACTGTCCTAACCGCCCTCGTTACGACAGCCCGGCGTGGCGCTGACGCCGCGCGCGTGCCGACAACGCCAAGGTGACCGATCCTGCGACCAGCTCCACCGCCGTCGACTTGTCGCGCCTGCCCG